CATAAAATGACGGCAAAGGTATTAAGACATGAAAGTCGTTAAGGTCTACGGAGCTTTAAAAGAACGATTAGGAGGTCAAGGAACCTTTGAACTTGATGTGTTTAATGCGGCTGAAGCGATTAAGGCTTTATGTACAAATTTTTCTGGTCTTGATAAATGGTTAGTCGATAGTGGACAAGACGGAATCGTTTATAAAGTCTTATTAGGTGAAACTGAAATAGGAGAAGATAATCTTGAAAATTTTTTAACTCCTTGGAGCGAAAAAGAAGTTTTCCATATAACACCTGTTCTTGCTGGTGCAGGAGGTGGTTTTCGTCGTTTTGTTTTGGGGGCTGTGATGGTTGGGATTGTTATAGGAACGGGTGGTCTTGGTGCAGCGGGTTTTGCTGGAGGTTTTGGTGGTGCAACTATATTTGGAGCTTCAATTGGAAAGATGGTTGGATATATGGGCGTGGCTTTAATGCTTGGTGGAGTATCTCAAATGCTTACTCCTGTCCCTAAAGCTCCACCAGAAGCAACGAAATTAAAAAGTTTCTCATTCAGTGGGATTCAGCAAACAGCAGAACAAGGCGGAGCAATTCCAATTGTTTATGGTAAATGTTTTGTCGGTTCTGCTGTTTTAAGTGCTGGCCTTGATACTTTTGACGCATGAGTAAGCCTTTTATTTCTGGTTCTGGTGGTGGATGTTTCTTTGGAAGCACTCGAGTTTCAATTCCTAATGGTTATAAAGCTATTAATGAAATTAAAGAAGGCGACATTGTTCTTAGTTTTGATGATGAAGGAGAAATACATGAAGCTAAAGTTTTAAAGGTTCATCAACATGAAGCAGAAGAAATATGGTGGTTTAAATTTTGGGGCGGTGATTCTTTTACAGCAACACCAAATCATTGGATTTTAAATCAATTCAATGCTTTTGTTTGCGTTGGAACTCTTGAAAAAGATGATTGTGTTATTAATCAAAATAATCATTTAGTTCCATTTTTAGAGAAGAAAAAAATAGGGGTAGGAAATGTCTACAACTTAACTGTTGAGAACCAGCACACTTTTATTGCTGAGAATATAAGGGTTCACAATGCAGGGCTTGGTTCTGGTATCCGTGGATCTGGTGGTGGTGGTTCTAAGAGTGGAGGAGGTAATTCACATACTCCAACAGAAGCAGATGACACGCTCCAAAGTTTTCAACGGGTCGAAGTAATTGATCTACTTTGTGAAGGTCCAATTGAAGGAATACTTGACACAGAAAAAGGTATTTATTTAGATGGGACTCCTATCAAGAGCAGTAACGGGAGTGTAAATTTTGAAGGTTATTCTTTGGCGACAAGAACAGGAACACAAAATCAATCTTATATAAGTCAAGCAATAGGCAGCCAAAGGGAGACAAATGTAGGTGTAGCTATTACAAATGCTTCGCCAGTCATCAGGCAAATAACAGATACAACAACAGACAGAGTTCGAATTACTTTAAGTCTTCCAGCTTTACAAAAATTTGAAGATGACGGCGATATTGTTGGTAATTCTGTTCATTTAAGGATTCAAGTTCAATACAATGGCGGAGGTTATAACACAATTAAAAATTGTCATTTTAACGGTAAAAGTAGCAATGCCTATCAACGTGATTATCTAATTAATCTAACAGGTGCTTTTCCTGTTGATATTAAATTAGTAAGAGTAACAGCAGATAATCAAACAAGTAAAAACCAAACTGCAACAAATTGGGCAAGTTATACAGAAATTATTGATGAAAAATTTAGATACCCAAATGCTGCCCTTTGTTATCTTCGTTTTGATTCAAGGAATTTCAACGGGATACCTCAAAGGCGTTACCACGTCAAAGGTCTAAAGATCTCGTTGCCGTCTAATGCTTCAGTTGATTCAAATACAGGGCGGGTTACTTATTCAGGCATTTGGAACGGGTCTTTTGGTTCTGCTACTTGGTGTGCCGATCCTGCTTGGGCGTTATGGGATTTGATGACAAACACCCGTTACGGGGCATCCATTCCAGAATCTTCTTTGGATAAATGGGATTTTTATACTTGCTCAAAATATTGCAATGAGCTTGTACCGAATGGGAAAGGTGGAAACGAAGCAAGATTTTCTTTGAATTTATATATGCACTCAAGGGCCGAAATCTTTGACGCAATTAATGAGCTTTCTTCTGCCTTTAGGGGTATTAGTTACTACGGGGCTGGATCGTTAGTTTTAAATCAAGATAGTCCTTCTGATAGTCAATATGTTTTAAATCCTTCAAATGTTGTTGAAGGCATGTTCACATATAGTGGATCGTCACAAAAATCAAGACATACAACAGCCACAGTTGCATGGCAAGACTACGATTTGTTAGGAGAAGTTCAGCATGAATATGTGGAAGATGCTGATGGTATTAGTCGATATGGAATTATCAACAAAACGACAAAGGCCGTTGGTTGTTACTCACAAGGTCAAGCACACAGATTTGGCGAATGGCTTTTACTAAGCGAGCAAAATTTAACTGAAACCGTCACTTTTAGCGTTGCTTTAGATAGTGGAATCGTTCTTTCGCCGGGAATGGTTGTTGATATTGCTGACCCTGTTAAAAGTGGGAAAAGAAGAGGTGGAAGAATTTCTTCTGTTACTTCGACAAGTGTTTTTAATGTTGATAGTGATACAGATTTAAGTTCAGTGGATCAAGCAAATAATCCTATTTGTTCTGTTCTTTTACCTTCTGGGTTAATAGAAAAGAAAGCCGTTCAATCCATTAGTGGAACGCAAATAATTCTTGCAAGTGCTTTGTCGGAAACTCCTCAAATTCAAGGAGTATGGATGATAGAAACAGATGATATTAAATATCAAAAGTTTAGAATTTTAAACGTCGCTGAAGGTGGTGATGGAGTTTATTCTGTTACGGCATTAATTTATAACGAAAGCATCTACGATGCAGTTGATAGAGATCAAGAATTATCAATCCCTGATATTAGTAATTTAAGTGCGATTCCTTCCGCTGTTACAAACGTTACTGGTGTTGAACATTTATACCAAGACGGCCAAAATGTTAAAACAGCCTTTGAACTTGATTGGTCTTCTTCTGACGCTACGAGTTTATATAAAGTCAATTATCAATTAAACAATAATAATTGGATTCAAGAGACAACAACAACTTCTTCTTTGAGAATAGAGAATTTAAGAGTAGGGACATTAAAGACAGAGATTCAGGCAACAAATCATTTAGGTTATTCAAGCCCTTTTGCTAGTAATGATTTTAATTTATTAGGCAAGACTGCTCCGCCTTCAGATATTGCAAACCTTACTTTTGAAGATGTCAGCTCGAATTCAGGAAGACTTCGATGGGATGCCGCCACTGATCTTGATGTAAAAGTTGGAGGGAAGGTTCATATAAGACACTCAAGCTTAACTGATGGAACAGGAAGTTGGAACAACAGCGTCGATTTGATTGATTCAATTGCGGGAACTTCTACAGAAGTAATTATTCCAAAATTAGCAGGAGAAACACTTGTTAAATTTGCTGATTCAACAGGTAATTTCAGTACAAATGCCGCAAGTATTGTCCTTCAAACTCCAGCACAAAAAGCAGATACGTTACTCGTCAAGAATCAACGAGAAGATCAGATCAGTCCAACGCCGTTTACAGGTAGTAAAACAAATACAGAATATGATGCTGGACTTGATGCACTCCAATTGACTTCAAGTGGTGGAGACATTAACAGTTCTGGCTCTTATCAGTTCGCCTCAACTTTAGATTTAGAAGGTGTCTTTTCTTTAGACCTTCAACGATATTTCGTAACTAGAGGCGTTAGGCCAAGTGATTTAATAGATGTTTGGCCTGATGTTGATGCTCGTTCTGATTGGGATGGTGCTGTTATTGATGATGTAAATGCTTCTCTTTCTGTTCGCATTACAAATGACAATCCAAGCGGATCTCCTACTTGGGGAAGTTGGGTTGCACTTAAAAATGGAACATTTAGGGGAAGAGCTTTTCAATTCAAAACAGATATGACAAGCGCAGACACAACTGAGAACATATTGGTTGATCAATTAGGCTATGAAGCAAGATTCGATATTAGAAGCGAGCAAAGTACTGGATTGACTGCTAGTGGGACAAGTGCTAAAACAGTTTCTTTCTCTAGTCCTTTCTGGACAGGAACTTCTGCTTTAGGGGGAGGCGCAACAGCTTATTTACCAAGTGTTTCTGTTAATGTTTTTGGTTTAGCAAGTGGTGATTTTATAGATATGGGAACGGTTACAGGTTCTCAATTTACTTTGACTATCCGTAACTCAGGAGGGTCAGCAATTAACAAGAATTTTTCTTGGACTGCGGTAGGCTATGGCCGAGGTGCTTAAACTAATGAGGAACTGGAGGTAAGAAATGTCACAGCATGATTATGTAATTGCAAATGGTTCGGGAAGTGCAGTCCGTAGTGACATCAATGACGCTCTAGGCGCAATTCAGTCACTTAACTCTGGTTCGTCTGCACCGTCAACGACCGTTGCTTATATGCTTTGGTTGGATACAAGTAATAACCTCTTGAAGATGAGGAACGGATCTAATAACGGCTGGCTGGAAATCGGATCAAGCAATGCAGCAAATCTAGGTCTTGCTTTGTTAGCTGGAGCGACATTTACAGGCGAAGTTATATTTAATTCAACTGGGTCGATCCAGTTACCAGCAGGAACCACAGCACAAAGACCGGGCAGTCCTACGAATGGCGATATACGTTATAACAGCAGTGATCACGAAGTAGAAGCATATAAGAATGGAAACTGGTTAAATGTTGGCAGTGGGGCAGGAAGCACTGGAGGAAATAATGGATTGAATGCTGTGTTTTGGGAAAATGAATTGACCGTGACTCACGACTATTCGATAACGGCTTCAAGGGGTGCAGGTAGTTTTGGCCCGGTAGTGATAAACTCAGGAATAACAGTTACAATTCCTTCAACGTCTTCTTGGACTATCGTTTGATATGGCATTAACTCTTGACGGCAGTTCAGGGATAGCATCGGTTGATGGATCTGCTGGAAGTCCCTCTATTCGTGGATCTGATGCAAATAGTGGGATTGTTTATACGACTGATCAAGTAAAAATTTCAGCAGGGGGAGTTGTAAACGCCACTTTTAAAAGCAGTGAAGTCTTAGTTGATGGGACTTTAAAAATTAACGATGGATCGGCTTCAGCTAATCGAATTGCAGTCGGGAATTCAGGGGATCTTCTTGTGTACCATGACGGCTCAAATAGCTACATTCAAAACACTACAAATTCCATATACATTGGTGGTACTTGTCCAGTTGTAACTAATGGATATTATAACTATCTGCAAAGTAGTAATGGTAGTAACGCAACTTTAACACTTAAAAAATCAGCAGGTGCTTCTGATGGTACTGATTATCTTCAATGTAGAAACAGTTCTAATCATCTTAAGTTAGTTGTTGAACCTGATGGAGATTGTAAAAACTCAAATGGAACATATAATCAAATTTCAGACAGTAAATTAAAAGAAAACATTGTTGATGCTAATTCTCAGTGGGCTGATATAAAAGCAATTAAAATAAGAAATTGGAATTTTAAAGCATCTACTGGATTTGACACACACACTCAAATAGGTTTAGTCGCACAAGAATTAGAAACTGTTTGCCCCAAGCTTGTAAAAGAAAGTATAGATAGAGATCCAGAGACAGGTGAAGACTTAGGAACTAAGACTAAATCAGTTAAAACTTCAATTTTATATATGAAAGCTATTAAAGCATTACAAGAAGCAATCACTAAGATAGAGACATTAGAGACTAAAGTAGCAGCATTGGAGGCTGGTTAAATGAGCGCAATTAAGCTCAAACATTCAAGTGGCGGAGCCGTAAGCATTGCAGCTCCAGAGTCCAACCCTGCATCTGATCGAACTTTATATGTTCCGAGTAATGCAAACGGCACAATATTAACGACTACTTATGGACCAACTTTCTTTGCTAGGAATAACAATAATCAAACAATAGGAAACGGCTCCTCAACTAAAGTTCAATTTGATAATGAACTATGGGATTCAGATAATTGTTATGATCCCTCAAGTAATTACAGATTCACACCAAATTTAGCAGGTTATTATTTGATTATTGGCAACGTACAATTGTCTGGAATGTCTGGAACAATGGGGTTAAATATTTATAAAAATGGGTCACGTTTTGTAAATATGGATAAGAACAGCAGTGGTTCGGGAGGGCAAAGCTTATGTATAACCTCGTTAGTTGCGTTTAATGGGAGTTCTGATTACGTAGAGATTTATGTCTATCAATCTAGTGGCTCAAATAAAAATCTAACGAATGGTACTCAGTATTCGGTTACTGAGTTCTCTGGCCAATTTGTGAGGGGATTATGATCACAGACGGAACACTACAAGCAAGAATCATCAAGATTCATTCAACTCTTACTGCTGATGATTTTCATCCAATTACAGGTACAATCGAATTACAAAATGATTCAGATGGAAAAGGAGACTATATAAAAAAGTGGGAACACTCTTCACTTTCTGAACCTACTGAATCAGCTATTAAGGCGGTGACATTATGAGCACATTAAAAGTTAACGGAATAAGGCATACAGGAGCATCAAGTGATGCGATCACAACAGCTAGTGATGGAACGGCTACTGCGAAACTTACAGAAGTAAGTGGAGGCCAATTAAGTCACAGGAATCTTATTAGAAATGGTGGAATGAGGATTAGTCAAAGGAGTACAAGTAATGGAAGTGTAGGAAGTGGTGCGGGTTATCCTGCTCTTGATCGTTGGGCTTACAATAATGACTTACCTAGTGGTGTTAGTAACTATACTGTTTCACAAGAGACGGATGCTCCTGATGGGTTTGCTGCATCTTATAAAATAACACCTAATCAATCGAGGTCAGGTTCTCTCTCTGGGTCTGATCGTGTATTTATTCAACATAAATTAGAGGCGCAAGATGTTAGAGGATGTGGGTGGGACTATACTGATTCAAGTAAATATATGACGTATTCTTTTTATATTAAATCTAATCTAACTGGTGTTGTAACAATTGAAGTTACAGCCAATGATTCTCCGTCATCTTATGAGTTTTATCACCAATCAATCACTATTAATAGTGCTAATACTTGGGAAAGGAAAAGTGTAAAAATATACGGTAATTCAAATTTGGTTTTTAATAATGATAATGGTGTAGGTATGATTTTAAATTTTCATTTAATGTCTGGGCCTAATTTTAATTCTGGTACTTTCACTACTGGATCATGGCATGACGATACATCAGGTAACAGGTCTAGCAGCTCTAATATTGATCTAACAAGTAGTTCTAGTAACTATGTCAGTTTGACAGGGGTGCAATTAGAAGTAGGGGATATGACGAAGTTTGAGCATATTAGCTACGGCGATGATCTTCAGAGATGCCAAAGATATTACCAAAAATATACTTCTGTCAGTTGGCGTGTTTATACAGCAAATGTTCATAGGCAGTCAACTCCTTTAAATGTAAAAATGAGATCAGGAGCGACAGTAACAAAAAACTATGACAACACAACTAATTATGCGACTGATAATACAGGTTGCTCACAAGGGGACATGATCCAATGGGATATTCAACGGACAGGTGCAAGTACGGGAATTGTTGACAATGCAAATGGAACACTTACTTTCGATTCTGAACTATGAATTACACCTACAAATTAATTAACGATCTTCTTACTGGGGAACCGATGGATTATGTACTTAGGAAAGAAGATAAAGCCCAAATCCCTTTTGATCCTGCTAATAGGGATTACGTTAGTTATCTAGAATGGGTAAAAGCGGGTAACACTCCTGACGCTGCTGATTAAAATGGCTATTGCACCCGGAACTTATGACATGACGATCCAACGAGCTTCGGATCATAGTGTTTCTGTCACATTAAAGGATTCAGGTGGTAGCGCTATTAATTTATCTGGGTATAGTATCGCCTCGCAAGTGTGGGATTCAGGGCGCACGTCCAAGGCGGCCGACGTCACTTGTGCAATTACAAACGCATCAAATGGGACATGGACATGGACACTTAGTGACACACAAACAGCAACTTTTACGGCTGATGAATATAAATACGACGTCCGATTAACCAGCGGAGGTCTCCATGAATATTGGCTAGAAGGTACGATCTACATGAGCCAAGGTTTCACAAGAGCATGACAACCGTTAACATCACGACTAATAAGAACACGGTAACTATTGACGAAGACAATAGTTCTGTAATAGAAGTTTCAACGGTAGGACCGCAAGGACCGCAAGGACCGGCGGGAACAACAATTGATGTTGATAATGCTGTTAACAAGTCTATCGTTTATTATGACGGTAGCTCGTCAAGTCTCAAGGCCAATAATACTTGGACTACAGACACACTTACTAATGGAGGTTCGTTCTAGTGGCTAACACGATCAGGATTAAAAAAAGAGCTGCTAGTGGATCAGATGGCGCTCCTTCTAGTCTCTTTCCTTCAGAATTAGCGTTTAACGAAAGTGATCTAAAACTTTATTACGGTTTTGGTGATAACGGTTCAACTCCACCTTCTGCCAGCTCAATTATTACCGTTGGTGGTTCTGGGGCGTTCTTTGATAAGACAACAACAAGAACAGCGAATACAGTCCTTGTTGGCCCTGCCTCGGGGTCGGCAGCAGCACCTAATTTCAGAGCTTTAGTTGCTGCTGATTTATTAAAATTAAATGAATTTACAGCTCCTGATGGTGCTGTCGCTTTAAACAGTCAAAAGATTACAGGGCTTGCAAACCCAGTTTCCGACAGTGATGCGGCCACAAAATCATACGTGGATTCCACCGCGGAGGGATTGGATGTCAAACAATCCGTAAAAGTTGCGAGTACAGCGAATCTAACGTTGTCAGGTACTCAGACCGTAGACGGTGTTTCGTTATCTGCTGATGATCGAGTCCTTGTTAAAGACCAAAGTACAGCCTCGCAAAATGGCCTTTATAAAGTTGTAAGTGGCGGAAGTTGGACAAGGACTGACGACCTTGCGGCTGGCTCTGATGCTGCCGGCGCTTTCGTTTTCGTCGAATCGGGTAGCGTTGCCAGCGATACAGGATGGGTTTGCTCTTCAGATAAGGGAAGCGCGGTCACAGGCACGAACAACTTAGCTTTCTCGCAGTTCAGTGGCGCGGCAACTTTTAGCGCAGGTGATGGCCTAGACAAGAGTGGAAATACTTTTTCTGTCGATCTCAAATCAAACGGCGGGTTAGTAATTGAATCAACTGAATTAGCCTTAAAACTTGACGCTAGTTCAATAACTGGAACGCTTGCAATCAGCGACGGTGGAACAGGTGCAACAAGTGCAAGCGCGGCTCGTACGGCCCTCGGAGTGGCCATTGGCTCGGACGTCTTAGCTTATGACTCTGAAGTGGCGGCAATTGCAGGATTAGCAACAACAGACGGCGGAGTGATCG